GGTTTTGATAGGGGGGGTTAGGCGATGGGGCGGCGTGGGCCGGCACCGAAGCCGACGGAGTTGAAGCGGCTGGAAGGCAACCCAGGCAAGCGGGCGCTAAACACGCGTGAGCCGCGCTACGCTGCGAAGGCGCCGCCGTGCCCGAAGCATTTGACGGCGGAGGCGCGCAAGGAATGGCGGCGCATTTCGCGTGAGCTATTGGCGGCCAACTTGCTGCAAGTGGTTGACCGGGCGGCGCTGGCTGCATACTGCCAGGCGTGGGCGCGGTGGGTCGATGCTGAACTGAAGATGCAGGAGGACGGTTTCCGCATGGTGGCGACGACGGATAAGGGCTATGAGCATGTGTCGCCGTGGTTCCAGGTGAGCACGCAGGCGTTGAAGCAGATGAAGGCGTTCCTCGTGGAGTTCGGGTTGACGCCGGCAAGCCGGACGCGCATCCAGGCGCCGGAACAGACGGAAGCGGATGAGTTCGACGACTTTGTGCGCAGACGACCCACGTGAGGATTGGCCGGAGTGGGCGATCACACACCCGGCGGAAGAGTACATTGACAATGTAATAGCGGGGCGCGTGATGGCGTGCAAGTGGGTGCGCCTGGCGTGTGAGCGGCATCGGCGTGATTTGTGCGAGGGCGCCGGGCGTGGGCTGACGTTCGACCCGGCGTGGGGGCAGCATGTGCTCGACTTTGCGCGGTTCTGCCGGCATAGCAAAGGGGAGTGGGCCGGGCAGGTGGTGGCGCTGGAACCGTGGCAGCAGGCGCTGTTGTGGATGCTGTTCGGCTGGCGACGTGCGGACGGTCTGCGCCGCTTTCGCACCAGCTATTGGGAGGTGGCGCGCAAGAACGGGAAAAGCACGGTGGCCGCGATCATCGGGCTGTATATGCTGGCCGCCGATGGGGAGGGCGGTGCGGAGGTGTATGCAGCGGCGACGAAACGTGACCAGGCCAAGCAGGTCTGGCTGGAAGCGTGGCGGATGGCGAAGGCGAGCGCGGCGCTGTCGGGCAAGAAACGCAAGAAGCGGCTGATCTGCCATCGGGACAATATTCACGTGCGCGATACGGCGGCGAAGTTCGAGCCGCTGGGGCGTGACGCCAACACGATGGACGGTCTGAATCCGCATTGCGCGATTGTCGACGAGCTGCACGCCCACCGCAGCGACGAGGTGTGGAGCGTGCTGGAGACGGGCATCGGCGCCAGGCGACAGCCGTTGATGTTCGGGATCACGACGGCGGGAGCGAATCAGGCGTCATTCTGCTACGAGTTGCGCGACTACGCGACGAAGGTGCTCGACAATGTGATCGCCGATGACTCGTTCTTTGCGGCGATCTACACGCTGGACGCCGAGGATTTGGAGCGCAAGGACGGCTGGCTGGATGAAGCCGTGTGGGTGAAGGCGAATCCGAATCTGGATGTGTCGGTGAAGCGGGATGATTTGCAACGGCAGGCGCTGAAGGCAATCTCGCTGGCGTCGGCGAAGGGGCAGTTTCTGACGAAGCGCCTCAACGTGTGGACGAACGCCGGAACGCAGTGGATTTCTGCGGAGCGGTGGGCAGCGTGCGGTGAGGCGGTTGACGAGGCTGCGCTGGCTGGGCGGCCCTGTTTCGGAGGACTCGACCTGAGCAGTACGCAGGATTTGACGGCGCTGGTGTGGGTGTTTCCGCCGTGGGGCGATGACCCGCTGTATCGGGTGGTGCCGCGGTTCTGGGTGCCAGAGACGGCGATGATCGAGCGCAGCCGGGCGCAGCGGGTGCCGTATGATAAGTGGGTGGCGCAGGGATGGATCACAGCGATTCCGGGCGAGGTGATCGACTATGACTATGTGTACCGGCAGGCCGACGCCGACGCGCAGATGTTCGACGTACAGGAGATTGCGTTTGATCGTTACGGCGCTGCGGCGGTGTATGTGCGGATGGCGAATGCGGGCTTCACGCTGATTCAGTTTGCGCAGGGGCCGATCTCGATGTCGCCGCCGATGAAGGAGTTGGAGAAGTTGCTGATTGCGCGGCAGATTGCGCACGGCAATCACCCCGTTCTGAAGTGGAACGCACACAATTTGATCGCACGTGTGGACAGCAACAACAATTTGGCGCCGGACAAGCGGCGCAGCATTGAGAAGATCGACGGGATGGTTGCGCTGATTATGGGGCTGGCGCGGGCGAGCCTGGCTGACCCGGAGGGTAAGCGCTCGATCTATGAGGAGCGGGGCGTGCTGGCGCTGTAGGTTTTCCTGGGAAAACATGGACGGTGGCGTGATGGGCAAGTTGACGAATCGGCAGCGAGAGATTGTGCGGCTGTTGGCGGCGGGCTATTCGCAGAAGGAAGCCGCCAGGCGGCTGGGGATTGCCTACGGGACGGTGCGCAAGCATACGCTGGCGGCCAGGGAGCGCACGGCGTGCAGATCGACGACTGAGATTGTGGCGCGGTCGGTTGGTGAGTTGGGGGGGGAGTAGGGATTGGGGAATGCGGGATGGTAGAATCGCTTTGCCAGATGATGTCTGGTATTGGCGGCGCCGCATTGCTGGGTTCATCCACGTTGGCGCCGCCTTTGTTTTCCCGTTTTGGGAAACGGAGCGGCAGAGATTCCCAAAACGGGAAAACCCCTTTCGCCCTTCCTAACGGGCGGGGTTCGGCTGGTGGGCTGGACATGGAACATTTGTGCATCTGTACAGGCGGGAAAAGGCTTCTACACTGGGTGTAGGGGCTTTTTTGATTGGTACGGATGACGCTATGAGCGCACGCACGATGGATTGGATCAGCAATGTTGCGGTGGTGGCCGAAAGCCGACAGCGACAGCAGGAGCGTGAGTCGTGATTCGTAGTGTGATGCGGGCGTTTGGCGTGCCGGAACGCCGCGGGGTTGCGCTGGACGAGTCGAGCCGGTTGAGGTCGTTGGCGTCGATGCAGCCGTCGGTGGCCGGGGTGACGGTGACGGCGGATAGTGCGCTGCGCAATATGACGGTGCTGGCGTGCATTCGCATTATCGGGCAGAGCCTGGCGTCGATGCCGCTGATTTTGTATCAGCGAGAGGGGCGGCAGCGCAGGCGAGCGACGGAGCACCCGGTGTACGCGGTGCTGGCGCAGACGGGGAACGCTGAGATGACGGCGTTCGAGGTGCGAGAAACCCGGATTTCGCACTGCATGGCGTGGGGCAATGCCTACGCCGAAATCCAGTATGACAGCAATTACAACGTGCGTGGGCTGTGGCCGCTGGCGCCCGATCGGGTGGGGGTGGAGCGCAATGCCAACGGCAAGCTCCAGTATACATACTGGTCGGATGCGATGGAGCAGGGGTTTGTGCTGCCTGGCTATCGGGTGCTGCATCTGCGCTATACGATGATCCGCGGGGCTATGGGGATTTCGCCGGTGCGCCAGGCGATGAATGCGCTGGGCGTGGCTGCGGCGACGGAGGAGTATGGCGGGCGGTATTTCGCCAACGGGTCCCGGCCTAGCATCATCCTGAAACATCCGGGACGGCTGAACCAGGAAGCGTATGCTCGGCTGCGTGAGTCGTTTGCGAGCAGCTGGCAGGGGCTGGACAACGCGCACCGGGTGAACATCCTGGAAGAAGGGATTACGCCGGAGATCGTGGGGATTCCGCCGGAGGAGGCGCAGTTTTTGGGCACACGGCAGTATCAGGTGCAGGAGATTGCGCGCTTGTATGGCGTGCCGCTGCATATGCTGGCGGTGGGCGAGACGGCGACCTATGCGAGCGCCGAACAGGATGCGATCAACTTCCGGCAGTTCACGCTGTTGGAGTGGGCGAAGCGTGACGAGCAACGGCTGATGGCCGACCTGCTGACACGGGAGGAGCGCAGCCAGGGCTATTACATTGAGTATCTGCTCGACGGGCTGGAACGGGCGACGATTGAGACGCGCACGCAGGCGTACGCGACGATGATCCAGAACGGCATGATGATGCCGAACGAGGGGCGAGAACGGGAGAATTTGGACCCGGTGCCCGGCGGCGATGTGCTGTTGATGCCGCTGAATATGCAGATGGTTGGCGCCGACGGCACGGTGATCGGTCCGACGGAGAGCAGCGCAGACGGGGAGAGTGGGGGAGAGGGAGAAGGGGAGACGGATGATCGGGCGGCGGCGCTGCTGGAACAGGCAGGGCTGGCGGCTGATCTGACGGCTGCCTGGATCGCCGATGCGCGGGCGCGGCTGGAGAGCCGGATCGGGAACGATGTGCGGCAGCAGGGTGCGAAGATGCTGCGCCAGGGTGGCCGGGCTGCGCTGGGCGAGTGGGGCGAGTCGATGATCGTCGAGTGGCGCACGGCGGGCGAAGGGATGCTCGACCGGCTGCGCGGTGTGCGGCCTGCGGCAGAGCCGAATGTGGGCGAGTGGGTCGCCACGGCGTATCAGGCGGCAGCGAGGGAGTTGATCAATGAGTAGAGCGACGGTGCAGGTTGAGGGGCTGGAGGTTCGGGAAGGCGAGGGCGGCGCGGTGACGATTGCGGGCCGGGCTGCGCCGTTCAATCAATGGAGCCAGGAGCTTGTGAGCCGCAATCGGCGCTTCCGAGAGCGGATTGCGCCGACGGCGTTCGACCGGGCGCTGAATGGCGGGGATGTGCTGGCGCTCTATCAGCATGATGCAGCGATGCCGCTGGCGCGCACGCGGGCGAACACGCTGCGCCTGTGGAAAGACGAGACCGGGCTGCGCTTCGAGATGGCGCCCGCTTTGACGACCAGTTGGGGGCGTGACGCGGTGGCCGCCGTGCGTGAGGGGCTGGTCGATGCGATGTCATTCGGCTTCCGGGTGAGTGCGGCGGGTATGTCGGAGGTGCGCGGCGAGGATGATGTCTTTGAGCGCACGCTGCACGATGTCGATCTGCGTGAGATCAGCCTGGTGACGTTTCCGGCATATCCGGGGACGGCGGCGCTGGTGCGCAGCGAGACGGAAGGCGACGAGGAACCGGCAAGTGATGAGCATGTGATCGGCGACGGCGGGCAGGAGTCCGAGCGGGCCGATACAGATAGCGTGGCGGCGGATGTGTCCAGGCGGGCGCGGCTGGCGGCCATGAATGAGACGGAGCTTCAATTGGCGGCCCGGCGCATTATCCGGGAAGGAGACTAGTGTGGACAACGAGATTCTTGAGCGGCTGCGCCAAAGCCAAGAACAGGTGAAGAAATGGACACTCCGACAGAAAGAGGCAATTGCTGAGTCGAGAGAGATCAACAAGCATCTCGCCGAGCGCCAATTGACCGAGGCGGAACAACAGAAGTACAACGACCTGGTTGCCGAAGTTGACCGACTGCAGCGTGCTATCGAAACCGAGACTCGCCTACATGCGATTGATTCGGCAACTGGCAAGGCAGTCGAAGCGCCGACCATCGGCATGGACAACAACGATCTGCGGCAGTTCAGCCTGCTCCGGGCGATTCGAGCGGCGGCGACGAACAACTGGCGTGATGCTCCGTTGGAGCGGGAAGCCAGCGATGCCACGGCCAAGCGCTTGGGGCGCTCTCCGGTGGGCTTTTTCCTGCCGTATGACTGGCTGCGCAGTGAGCACAGCGGCATGGAGCAGCGTGCGATCACGACCAGCACCGGCAGCAGTCTGATTCCGACGCAAAAGCTAGGCTTCATCGACGTGCTGCGCAACCGGATGATGGTGCGTGCAGCGGGTGCGGTGGTGCTCGACGGTCTGATCGGCAATGTCGATCTGCCGCGACGCACGGCGGGCGCTTCGTTGTCGTGGGTGGCAGCGGGCAACGCACCGGGCACAGAAGCGACGCAGACGTTCGACGCGGTGCAGATGCGCGCCAAGACGGGCAGCGCGTATATCGACATCTATCGCACGATGTTCAACCAGACGAGCCTGGACATCGAGATGCTGGTGCGTGACGACCTGGCGGCCGCAGTGCAGCTTGGCATCGACTATGCGGCGCTGCATGGTGACGGGCTGAGCAACGCGCCGACGGGCATCGCCAGCACCAGCGGGATCGGGGCGGTGTATGCGGGCGGGGCAGCCAACAACGGCACGAACGCCAACGGCGCGGCGCTGATTTGGGCGGACATCGTGAAGTTGGAGACTGAGGTCGCCGTGGATAACGCCGACGTTGGACGCCTGGGCTACATGACGAATGCCAAGGTGCGCGGCGCGTTGAAGACCACGGCGAAGGTGTCGGGCACGGACAGCCGCATGATCTGGGACGATGACGGGATGCTCAACGGCTATATGCCGTGGATCACGAACCAGGTGCGCGGGGACATCACGAAGGGCGGGAGTTCTGACCTGTCGGCGGTGTTCTTCGGCAACTGGGCAGACCTGGTGATCGGGTTGTGGGGCGTGATCGACATCACGGCGGACATTCCCGACAACCGCACGGGCACGGTGCGCGTGGCGGCGATTGTGGAGACTGACATCGGCGTGCGCCATGCGCAGTCGTTTGCGGCCTGCCTGGACGCTGACACGAGTGCGTAGGCATAGGGGCGAGGGGCAGGGGGCGTGATGCTCCGGCCCTTCGCCGGTTGTAGGAGTGAATCATGTTGATCCGGATTGTGCGGGCTACGGTGGCGGCGGTTGTGGGGCAAGCTCCACGAGCGGTTGATCCTGGCGAGGTGGTCGAGGTGGAGCGGATGGTTGCGCTGCAACTGATTCAGTTGGGCAAGGCCGTGTCCGTGACGCCGACGACGCCGGTGGGCGGGATTGTGCAGACGCCGGAAGATGCGCTGACGGAGATTGAGATTCGGCCAGAGACGCCGAAAAGGAGCAAGCGGAGATGAAGCGGATTTTTGGAGTGATCGGCGTGGGCGTGATTGCGCTGGCGCTGCTGTTCGGGGTGATGCTGGCGCCGCAGGGCGACATGCTGCGCGCCGACGACGCCACGGCGGTGCGCGCTGAGAAGCGCAAGCGGAAGGGGGCGGCGTGAGCTACACGCTGACGGTGGTCACGCCGCCGGCGACGCCGCTGGTGTCGCTGGCGGAAGCAAAGGCGGCGCTGCTGATCGACCACACGGCCGACGATGCGCTGATTTCGGCGCTGGTTGCGGCGGCGACGATTGAGGCGCAGGGAGTGGCGGCGCGCTCGTTCGTGACGCAGACGTGGCTGCTGGCGCTGGATGCGTGGCCGGATGATGGCGCGGTGCGGCTGCCGCGTCCGCCGTTGCAGAGCGTGGAGAGTGTGAGCTATTTCGACGCCGACAACGTGGAGCAGACGATTACCGCAACTGACTACATTGTGATCGCCGACACGACGCCGGGTTTGATTGTGCCGGCGGCGGGGAAAGCATGGCCGACTGATTTGCGCTCCTGGTCGCCGATCCGTATCCGCTACACGGCGGGCTATGGCACGGCGG